GGTGAAAGTACAGGAAGTAGCCACTTCCCTACACGCTACGGCTAAACGCAGACGCTGGTAGTATGAAAGGTTATTGGCGGAATTCATGCAAGCCGATCATTGCCCGGGTGATAAAGGAAAACGAGGGTAAAACTGAGAAGGAAATCAGAAAGGCTATCAGTGAGGCGTATCCTTTCGGTGAAAGGAACTATCACCCCTACAAGATATGGCTTGATGAGGTGAAAATTCAGCTCGGGACCAAAGTGAAAAAGCAGTTCATTCAGCCACCTAACCAGGAGAAACTATTCTGATGAGCGAATTCATTGACTTGTACCGCGAAAAGAAAAGTGTTCAGAGAAGACTCAGGTTGATCCGCTTGAAGGTAAACCCTGACGAATACTGGGCCTTAAAAGCCATAGAGAGAGAACTTGACGAAAAACTTAACCAAATAATAGCAGATGATAATAGGGTACAAAAAATCGTTCCCGTGGAAGGAGCCGACCAACTTCAAGGAGAAGATACTTGAGGGGATAAAAATTCACACAATCCGAGAGGACAAGCCTAATCGGTGGAAGCCAGGCATGAGCATTCAAATGTGCTACCGTGGAAAGAATTATAGCGTACTTGACGAGTTCAACAAGGGTCTTCCGCACCTGCAGCGATGCATTGGAATACAGGACATTGAAATTAACACTACAGGAAAGCATGCGATAATCAGGATTGACGGAAGACAGATTGGCCTTGCAGAACACCTCTTACTTGCTAAAAACGATGGCTTTGAAGATGTCCATGAGTTCTACCGTTGGTTTAAGATGGTGGAGTTTAAAGGAAAATTAATCCACTGGGGTGACTTTCGATATTAGAAATAATTAATACATTTGTGATGCTTGTTCACTATTAAAACATTAAAAATATTCCCGGTCTTACATGCCTCATGCTGATTCTCAGCGGTGGACAAGCCATGTTCGATCGGGATACTTTTTTTATGAGAAAATCATTTAAAGGCAATTTAAACCCAAGCTACAAACACGGACTTACTGGAAATCATCCTTTATATTCTGCGTGGCAGAATATGAAACGCAGGTGTGACAACCCGAAAACAGAACAATACAAAGATTACGGTGGCAGGGGAATAACAGTCTGTAAAGAATGGATTAATGATTTTATGTGTTTTTACAATTGGGCAATTAGGTCTGGTTGGGGTCCAGGACTTACGCTTGATCGGAAAAATAATGATCTAAATTATGCGCCTGAAAATTGCCGTTTTGTTGATAGGATAACTCAGGGGAGAAATCAACGAACTCGCATTACCAACAGCATATCAAGAGGAATTGACATTAATGGAGGGGGATATAGGGTTCGCGTTACTGTCAATAAAAAAACGCTATATATCGGTAGGTATGATGATCTGGATACAGCAATTGAAGCCAGAAAGAAGTTTATTCAAGAAAATAAACTTCAAGATTTTTACTCATGATACCACTGGACAGATTACCGGTACTAAAAATAAATCAACTCATTGTTGGTTTTTCGGCAACTCATTATATATTTGTAGTCAATACTAATTACATTTATGAAAATAGATAAATTCACAAAACCAGAGTTTGGAACGCTAACCACTATTACGAGTGAAGCAAGCGGAGTGATAATGTTTATAGGTAAGGAGGTTGCTGAAATATGGGGGCATACAAACTTAACCCAAGCTATGAAGGCGGCAAGCGTTAGTGATCACGAATTTATGGTTGTTCAATTAAAGAAGTATAAAGACTTCAAAAATCAACTGACTAATTTCAAATTAGTCGGTGAGAGGGCAGGGTCTATTACCTTATTGACAGAGAGTGGCATGTATAAGATGGCTCTTGCCTCAAACCTTGAAAAAGCAAAGCCTTTCCGAGATTGGGTTACCAGTGAGGTTCTTCCATCAATTAGAAAAAATGGATACTACTCGATTGCCGACCAATCAAACGCCATTATGCTACACACAAATATTGCTATTCAGAAAAGCAATAGTAAGAGGATTAACTCTAAAAATTTTATTGAAAAGGGTATTCAGGCAGTTATTGAATACAACCGGACAAGTTGTTTACTCCACACAGGTAAGTCTCCAAAAGAGGTAATTAATGACGGAAAAGAGTCAGGATTAAAGTCTGTTCAGAGAACATCAGCAAAAGAGACACTAAGGCATTTAAAGCCCGAATTAGCATGTGCAATGAGTTTTACAGACTCTTTGGTTCAAAAGGGGTTTGATCTTAAGACTGTTTCAGAACTGAGTATGAAAAGTGCTGTACCACTATTCCAAGGCATGATTGAGTTAGGAATAACCCCAAAAGAACTTGAATAATGGCTAAAGAACTACCCTTTTTTAAGTTTGAGCCAAGCAACTGGGAGAATGGCAAAATACAGATGTGCTCATTTGAAGCTCAGGGCATATTCATGAATATTTGCTCCATGTACTGGCAGAGACTTGGTGACTTGCCGTATAAACTCGCAGTGCAAAAGATATGCAAGGGCAATGCGACCGCATTTGATTCGCTTATCGAGGATGAAATTATCAAGGTAATTGACGGTCATATTTGTATCGATTTTCTAAACGAACAGCTTGCAGAATTTGAAAATGTAAGTAAGACCAACAGTGATAATGCCCGTTTAGGATGGGAAAAACGAAGAAAAGATGCGACCGTAATGCGACCGCATAGCGAACCCAATGCCATAAGAGAAGAGGAGATTAGAGAAGATAAGAGAAGAATTAAGAATATACCTGATTTTGACAAATCAGGATTGCATGTGATTGTTTTGGAAACAATACAATCTCTGAAATCTGAATACCTGCACCGGGAAGTGAAACCGTACAAAATTTCAGCGAAGAGAATCAGGCTGATAGCAAGCAGAAAAAAAGACTTTGACAAACTGTGGCCGGGGCGGGATTTTCAAAAAGCATGCTTATTTGCTTTCAGGTATAAAGCCGTGGAATGGTTTGGGACCGACATGTTCCGGCATTTTGAACCCGAAACGCTGTTGAGTGAAAAATTTATCAGTTACCTGGAGGCTGCAGAACAGAACAACGGGGAGCCTTACAAAGCCGAAGTAAAACCAAAAGTTGAAAAATTAGTCTATTCACCCATCGCCAAGTAAATAACCAATGCAGCGAAACAAAGAGAAAGTATATGTAAAAGACTTGTCACAGGCGCTTGGAAAACTTCCACCCTCTGCCATAGACCTTGAAGAAAGCGTATTGTCAGCTTTGCTTCTTGAACCCGATACCATGATGAATGTGGCCAATATTCTCAGGGTAGAGCATTTCTATCAGGAAAACCACCAGGTCATCTACAGAACCCTTGTTGAGTTGTTTGCCGCAGGAAGCAAGATAGATCTCCGGACTGTGGTGATGCACATGAGAAAGTCAGGAACTCTTGACCTTGTGGGAGGTGCCACGGCCATAGCTGAGATTTCTTCCAAGATGAGTTCGAGTGCACACATCGAAGAGCATGCGCGGATACTGGTGGAGTTTGGCATGAAACGCTCTTTAATCGAGCTTGGATCAATTATCCATCATGAGGCTTACGAAGATACCGTGGACGTTTTTAATGTCATAGACACGGCCAACGTGCAGCTACAGGACATTTTAGACCACGCCATCTCAGGCAAAGCAGAAAAACAGATCAAAGACATCGCTTTGAAAGTCCTGAAACAGCAACAGGCAAGACAGGACGGCCAGCATACAGGGCTTGACTCAGGATACCCGATACTCGATGCGATACTGAACGGATGGCAGAAAACAGATCTGGTGATCGTGGCCGCAAGACCCGGCATGGGAAAGACCGCTTTCTGTGCTCAGAGTTGTGTAAGTATAGCTGAAAGAGGCATACCGGTTGGAATATTCAGCCTTGAAATGTCGGACATGCAGTTGTTTGAGAGAATGGCTGCAGGGGAAGCGGAAATTGATTCTGAGAAGATAAAAAAAGGATTACTCGATACATACGAGTTTGAAAGATACATGGCCGCATGCGGGAAACTTTCTTCCATACCACTTTACATCGATGATACCCCCATGATGAACATCGTGGAACTCCGCGCCAGGGCGATGAGGCTGAAAGCAAAGTACGGGGTTAAACTGATTGTGATCGACTACCTGCAGTTGATAAAAGGGATCAGTGACGGCACTAAAAACATGAACCGTGATCAGGAACTTGGACTTATCACACGTACTTTAAAAGGAATTGCCAAGGAACTTGACATACCCGTTATAGCTTTGGCTCAGTTGAGCCGGGCCGTGGAACAGCGTGGAGGCATGAAAAGACCTCAGCTCAGCGATTTGCGTGAGTCAGGATCAATCGAACAGGATGCAGATGTAGTTCTGTTCCTCTACCGGCCAGAGTACTATAAAATCACTGAGGACAGCGATGGGATTTCTACCCATGGACTTTGTGAGGTAATTATTGCCAAACACCGGAACGGATCTCTGGATGACGTTAAGTTGAAGTTTGTAGGCAAGTACACGAAGTTTGTTCCGTGGATTTACAGCAGTGGCCCGGTAGTTACCTCCGACAGACAGAAGTTTGCCCATAACCATTACAAAAACCCTACGGAAGAATTGCCGAAAGATGATAACCAACCTTTTTAAAGATGAAGATTCTCAATTTATACAGTTGTCTGGACGTTTTGAACTGTAAATTAAAACACCAGATTCAAAATAAATTTTTAATATCTCTTTTGGAGTTATCTTTCTCCCTCCTGGTCCAGGAACGTAGCACCCCGTCAAGGCATCAACGTCAATGGCTATTCTTTTTTTTCCCGGTTCACTGATAATGACCTTATCGTTTTCAACATCAATGAGGTCTTTCAGTAGTGTTGGAGTTGCAACCGCTGCGACTGCACTCTGAAAAAATTCTGATCGGTTCATGATTCAACTTTTGATTTAAATTCTGGATGTCCAAAAACACCTCCTAAAAAAATTGATTCAAGCATGCGTAGGCAAGCATCCTCTTCTGATCCGGTCATGTAACCCTGTCTGTGAGTATATTTCCCTCCTTTCAGAATAATACTACCGGGGGCAAACTCAATTGTTAGTTCTGGTTTAAAACTCTGTCCGAATTTTACCAGATGGATGAGTGATTCTTTAGATGTCATTTCTTGTGATCGTAAAGGTCGACACTTCCATGACGGATAACTTTTCTTGGCTCTCCTTTGTCTTCAAAGTCGTAACCGGCACCATCGGGGATCATGACTACCATGCCGGGTTCAAGTTTGACTTGTCCCTGCTGTGGGCCTACGTCTACTACTTCCCATAAAGCAATTTTCTGTGCTTCGCTGGGGATAATCAGACCGGTTTTGGTTTTTGTTTCAGGTGGAATTGGCTTTAAGATAATTCTATCCTCAGTAGGTTTCATCTGTTTTGGGGTTAAGATGTTGTAAAATACAAAGCAATTATACGATATTTGAGTAAACCTTCCAATTTATGAAAAGCACAATCATCTCGAAATCAAATCCCGGTCCCGGCTTTGATGTAAAGTCATACAGCAAACAGACCGACAAAGCTGCAAACAAATTCAAGCGAAACTCCAAGGTGATAAAACTGTCAGGCATCCAGGATAAAGACCAACGTAGCAGCAACGAGTACTATACCCGCGTCAGAACTGACAAGCCTAAACCTATGGGCATGACCTACGGTGGAAGTAAAGGCAATCAGGGAACTACTATCTACAAGAAGGGTAAAGCTTAAAAGGGACTATCCCTGTCCGTTTTAGGTAACTCTTCCGTAGGGTTCTTGTAGTGAATCTGCGCAAACTTCTGTCTGTCTTTAATAATTCCATCCCATTTCCATTCTGAAAATCTGGTAAACTTACCTGTGAATTTAAGTTTGGCTGTACCCAGACTTCCGTTTCTGTGCTTGGCAATTATCACTTCTGCGAGACCGTGTGTTGAGTTCCCGTCTTCATCTGATGTGATGTTGTAGTATTCAGGCCGGTACATGAACATCACTATGTCGGCATCACTCTCTAAGTTGCCAGATTCACGGAGATCGGATAGTTGTGGCCTTTTGGTGCCTCCTCTTGTTTCAACACCACGGCTTAAAGAACTGATTGCTATTACAGGAATGTTGTTTTCTTTTGCTATTGCTTTAAGTCCTCTGGATATTATACCCATTTCCTGGTCTCTGTTAAGTTTTTCCCCGTTGGTCATACCGCGAACAAACTGTATGTAATCTATCAGTATTATTTTTACACCAAACTTCTGAACCATCTGCTTTGCCCGTACTCTGATGTCTGAAATATGAAGAGCTGCTGAGTCATCAATTCTATACACGCACTTTGATATTCTTCCGTGTGCCTCCAGTAGTCTTTCCCACTCGTAAGGAGACAGCTTCCCTTCTTTGATCTTGTCAGCGTCTATCTCTGACAGTCCACAGGCTAATCTGTTGGTTATCTGTATCGATGGCATCTCAAGGGAGAACGCCCCCACAGGGACGCCACTTTCTGCTATGTGAAACAAAGACTGAAATGCCATTAAACTTTTAGCCATGGCCGGTCTGCCACCAAGAATTATCAAATCCCCTGGCTGATAGCCGAACAGGTATCCGTCAAGTGATGGGTATCCGGTAGACAGGCCTGGCATTTTTCCCTCCATCCGGGCCTGTAGTTCTTTTACCGCATCAAGGCATACTTCATTAATGCCCTTCTCGTTTACTGATACAGCACTCTGGTTTGATATCTCCTCAAGTCTGTTCAAGGCAAAATCTTTTACCTGGAAGCAGTCTGTGGTATCATCATAGGCTTTTGCGTGAACTTCCGATGCCATCATGATCAGTTCTCGTTTTATGGCAAATTCCATCACCAGCCTGGCGTGGTATTCTATGTTTGCTGCAGAGCTTACCTTGGAAGTAAGTTCCGCAACCGCAAAAGCACCTCCTACTAATTCAAGTTTCCCTGATTTGCGTAGTCTGGCCACCACAGTTCTCATGTCTATCGGGTCTCCCTCGCTGAATAGCTGGAGTATTACCGTGAATATCTCTCTGTGGGCCTCGGAGTAGAAATGATCAGGTTTCAGATAGCCTGCTACTTGCATGATGGCAGCTTTTTCAAGCATGAGTGCTCCGATTATTGATTCTTCCAGGTCAAGTGCCTGTGGTGGAAGTTTACCAAGGCTGTTGCTCATGTCAACAACACGTTCTATTCGCGCGGGGTATTTGTTCATGAAATGAGAGTTTGCATAAATTCATACATGCCTATTTTCTTTGAGTTCTTCCAATCTTGTTTTTCGTTCAACTCATACATTTCTGTCAACTTCTCCCAGTTATCAACAAGGTTTGACCATGCTTTTGAAAGTGGTTTAAGTTTTTGAAGTTCGTTTCTCCACTCAGGTACAACCTGGAGTAATTTATAACATCTACTGAAATCATCAGGGTCGTATGGATGATTAACCGGATATGGTTTTGTGCTATTCATTAGGCAATTCCACATAGTTTTTGAACTCATACCAACATGACCATTTGCAATCCACCACAAAGCCTTTTGAGTTACGTTTTGTTTTTGGTCAGCTTCCGGTTCCTTCCATGTTGGTTTACAATCAGCATGTAGTGAATTAAAGGCATCTATTTTAGCGGTCATGCTTCCTGCTCCTTCAATTGGTAGTGGAAATTGCAGGGCGTATTCACCACCACAATTGAGGCAGAATAACTTTTGATTTCTAATGGTCGTGTGTTCTACTTTGTATTTTGTCATATTGTTAGTTATTTGGTGTTGCTGTCCTCTCATGTGTGGCCCAAACATCCCCTTTCTTTATCACAAGGAATTTAGAACCCCCCAGAATCAGTTCCTGCCGGTCTGACTGCCCGAACTCTACTTTCGTGCCCACAACATAAGGGCTGTCTCCCGCATGCACCACAAAGCCCCTGAGTGGCCTTTTCTTCTTTAACTCAATTCCTGAATCTGTGATATTAGAATCTTCCTCTGGAGTGACGAGCATGTGCCCTCTGATAGGGACAAACTTGCCATCCACCTCTTTTCCGATGATATGCCTCTGACGGACGGCAAAGTACTCTGTTCCTTCGATCATATTGATCCAGTCGGCATTCCTGCGGTACCAGATCTTCTGTCCGGGTTCTATCTCACAAACGTCCTTATTCAGTGGAGATCCCACGTATTTGACATGCGCTGTCAGGAAATGGTATTCGGGTTTTACTTTGGTCTGAATCCACTGATCTTTTGGTTTGGGAATCAGTTTCCCTTCTGCATCTCTCAGGTTTGTGTAGGTGGGATGTAAGATGTCTTCCCAAGTCTCATAATCCGGTAAAACCAAGGCATAAGAGGCAATAGGGATAATTTCACCGTTCCGTACCGCGCAAATGATCTGATCGTAAGATACCTTGAAGTACCAGGTACGATTTGGGTGTTCACCTTCTTCTTTTACGATATTTCGCATGGTTATCGTGTTGAAGTGGAAGTATATGCGGTCCCCAACTTTAACTTCCTGCTGAACATCGGAAAGATACCGGTACTCAAAAGGACTTCCGTCTGTGGGAGCTGGCGTTCCCCGGTGCTCCTGCATGATTGGTCTTTTTGAAAGGTATAGTGGCACAGAAACGACCTCACCGTAGGTTCTGACATGCTTTTGAGGGTCAAAGGAAGGATCCAAGATGATCTCGCGGCCATTGATTTTTGCCTTGTCGTTGAACATAGCATCGGTCTTGAAAATAATGTAGTTCTGGTATGCTAGCATATAGTTTTATTTAACAACAATCCATTCAACGCCTGGCGCAATCTCATCCTTTAAGGCCATGCAAAGTTTCCACTTAAGCCTCCAAACCTCCTGTTCCATGCCCTTTACTTCCACAAATTGCTGACTTCCATCTGCAAGAGTCACAACGAAGTCAATAAAATAATTGCAGATTGTGACTCCATTGACCCGGATCACAATTTTATGTTGGCGTTTCCATTCCTTTACCTCACCGGCTTGAATTCTCCAGTCGAGTTGTTTGGCGTAATTAGCTTCTAATTTGGATTGAAACCACATACCGTTGTAATCAGTACGGGTGGACTTTATTCTGGCATTATCAGGGTTTTTGCCTGATCCTTTCTCCTTCTGGTCCTCCAATTCCTTCTGAACTCTTAGTGCTTCAACCCTGTCTCTTTCAAACTTCACGGCCATCTCCATGGCAAGCTCTTCGGCTTCTTTGATTTCTTTTTTGCGCTTTTCAGCATCGATATGGGCCTGTAACTTGTTGCGTTCAATTTCAAGCGCCATCTGAGCATCGTACAATTCCTGCTTCTGTCTTTTGATTTCTGCCTCTTTAACGGCTTGCTCTGCAGCAATTTGCTTTAACCGGTCCTGTT